GAAATGGCGAGATCAAGCGGAATGCCCGCAATAGAATCATTCGAAGATTGCCTAGAATACGCGAGAACAGCGAAATGAACCCGATACTAAAATTCGCAATCATCGCCGCAGTCAACTACGTATTAGTTCCGATGACTGACTTCGTAGATTTTACGCTAGTACAGTCGTTAGTAATCGCTGCGATAGTTGTTGCGTATAGCGAGGCGTTGCATAAGCCAGCGGAAGTTATCTTAGTGCAGACGAAGAGTAAATCGATAGATAAAGAGACGGAGGAAACCGAATGACAAACGTTAATCAAATTGCGCAGGACTTTACCGAATTCTTAGATACGTTCCATTCTTATAGAGAGCCGTATGACGATAAGCTAGACGCCTGGCTTCACGAATTATACGCGAATGTCAAACGCAAGTACCAGCGCCTCGACTTCAAAAGCGTATATTTCTCGCCAAGTAGCGCCAACAGCTGTCCGCGTGAGTTATATATGAAAGCGAAGAAAGCCCGCAAGGACGACGAAGATGTTAAGCCGTGGCGACGCCGATGGACGGCGCAGGGAACGTCACTGGGCGACTGGCTACAACGTGAGGTCTTACTAGCGGAACGTCATTACGAAAAGTTTACAGGCGAACGACCACGCTTCGGAATGTCACGAACGGAAGCAGGCGAGCCATTCTTCGAAGACTTCGTTAAGACGCAGCGATTCATTGAACATAACGGTCAGCGATTCAGCTTGTTAGGTACGTGTGATGGCGTACTCGACTACGTAAATGAAGACGGCGAGATCATTCGCGTTGGCTTGGAGATAAAGTCAAAACAAACTACCGCAGCACAAACGTCGCTACATTCGATGCGTGAACCGAAAGAGGACCACGTTAAGCAGATTACGTGTTATTCGTTAATGTATGACGTCGATTATTACTTAGTCGTATATGTGAACGCAAGTAAGAAGGCGTGGAATATGACGAAGGAAGAATACGAGAAAACGCCTGACGTGCGAGTGTTTGGTGTAGAGATTACCGAAGAGATGAAGCGAGAAGTACTCGACAACTTTGCTACGATTACTGAAGCGGTGTCAACAGGCAAGGCACCGAAAATGGATATCGAGCGATTCGGATTTAACAACTTCAAAACGGCATGTGCGTTGGATCTTAGCGACGAGGAAGTTACGGAAATTAAAAAGCAGGCTTCGCTGGCAATGAAGTCGAGCTTACCGGATTGGAAAAAGCAGAAGTATTTAGATGCGTATGAGTTTATCGTTGATACACGCGAAGAGGCAAGCGCATGAGGATTTTATCGTTTGACACAAGTTTAACGTGTCCAGGCGCATCCATTATCGAAGTTAAGGACGGTAAGCCGAAAATTATCGCAGTCAGTCACGTTAAACCAAATACGAAACTAAGCCACGCTATACGGCACGAATTAGTCTACGCGTGGGCCGTTTCTTTCATATCGGATCATATCGGAAAAGGTATCGACATTGTAACTCGCGAGGACTTTCACGGTCAATCATCAAAACAGAATTACCCGGTCCTCAGCGCATGGGCAGCGTGTGCAAGAGCCGTAGAATTTCTCGGACTAGAGTTTTCGCAATTTGTTACGGTTGATAGAGGAAAGAGAAAGACTCACTTAGGTATTCCGCAGTCTAGGATGAAGATTATTGTAGTTGGCTCAGGGGTTGCAACGAAAGAGGAAATCGAACAGTCAGTACGTAGCATAACCGGCTACAAAGGTGAGTTTGTTTGTGATGACGAATCGGACGCGGTTGCTTTAGGATTAGCGTATTTAATTAACGAGGAGTTGATTTCGAAATGAAACATACATTAGGTGAATTATATCGAATGAAACATCTGATTGAACAATCGCTACAGGAAAACGAATATGACATATACGACGCTGAGAAGAAAGTGGTTGAAGCGAAAGGCAAGCGACTAGAAATACTTAAAGGTTTATCGGATGTTAATGAATTAATCAAAAACGAAGAAAATAACGGAGGCGATGTTGAATGACGACAATTACGAAAAATAATGGCCAGCGAAAATTACCTTTCGATGAGCACCGACTGCTAGCGTTTATCCAGTCGGCTGCGCACCGATATCCGAAGTTAGACGTAGAAAGCTACAGCGAAAAAGTCATTCGCAGCATTGACGCAAAACTAGAATATAGCGCCGATCAAATTTCGAATCTACTTATCTTATCCGCGTTGGAGCAAGTTAGCGCTCGTACGCCGGACTGGACTTACGTTGCAGCATACGTACTGAATCGCCAACTTTACAAAAAGGCGTCAAAGAACCGCGTATACGATGCAGTTAATAAATACGGTGACTTCTATTCGTTGTTGGTTACGTTGACCGACAAGGGCATTTATAATCCGATGCTGCTCGAAAGTTATTCGAAAGAGGAAATTAACGAGCTTGGTGCGATTATTGATCCGGAGCGTGACAAACTGTTTACTTATTTCGGCTTGTTTACGTTAGCTGACCGATATTTGGCGACGGACTACAAAAAGAACGTATACGAACTTCCGCAGGAGCGCTTCTTAGTTATCGCTATGACGTTAATGTCGCAAGAGAAGCAGAACCGAATTAAACTCGTAAAAGAAGCGTACTGGGCGCTGTCTAGCTTGTATATGACGGTAGCGACGCCAACGTTGTCTAATGCGGGCAAGACATACGGCCAATTATCGAGTTGCTTTATCGATACGATTGACGATAGCTTGCGTGGAATCTACGACAGCAACACCGACGTTGCTCGCTTATCTAAAGACGGAGGCGGAATAGGCGTTTATGCCGGACACATTCGCTCAAGAGGTTCCGATATTAAGGGATTCAAAGGCGTAAGTAGTGGCGTCATTCCGTGGATTAAGCAGTTAAATAATACGGCGGTATCAGTAGATCAGTTGGGTCAAAGACCGGGAGCAATCGCCGTTTACCTTGACGCATGGCATAAGGACATTCAGGCGTTTTTAGATTTACGTTTGAATAACGGAGACGAGCGTCAACGTGCTCACGATATTTTCACAGGCGTCTGCTTGCCGGATTTATTCATGGAACAAGTCGAAAAGCGTGGCGATTGGTTCTTGTTTGATCCGCACGAAGTCGAGAAAGTAATGGGCTATAAACTGCAGGACTTTTACGACGAAGAGGAAGGCGCGGGCAGCTTCCGTACTAAATACGAAGAATGCGTACAATCTAACGAACTATCTAAAACGAAGGTTCCAGCGATTGAGATTTTCAAACGTATTATGATTTCACAATTAGAAACAGGCACACCGTACATGTTCTACCGCGATACAGTAAACCGTGCTAATCAAAACAAACACGTCGGAATGATTTACTGCTCGAACCTTTGCACGGAAATTACGCAAAACCAAAGTCCGACGGTGACACTAGAAGAGAAAGTAGAAGGTGACGAAATCGTTATTCGCAAGAAAGCCGGTGATTTCGTTGTATGTAACCTATCATCAATCAATCTAGCGCGTGCTGTTACGGACGACGTATTAGACCGGTTAATTCCGATTCAAGTTCGTATGCTTGATAACACAATCGACTTGAATACGCTCGAAGTATTACAGGCGAAAATGACGAATCAAAAGTATCGCGCGGTAGGTCTTGGAGCATTCGGATGGCATCACCTTTTAGCGCTGAAGAAGATCCCGTGGTTATCTGACGATGCGGTTAAGTTAGCGGATGAGTTATACGAAGAGATTGCGTATCTTACGATTAAGGCGAGCGCAGACTTAGCGAAAGAGAAAGGCGCTTACAAAGCGTTTGAAGGCAGCGAATGGCAGACCGGCAAATACTTCGAGCGACGCGGATATACAAGCGAAAAATGGCAAAAGCTTGCGTACGAAGTGTGGGAGAACGGAATTCGCAACGGCTACTTAATGTCGCCAGCACCTAACGGATCTACTGCAGATATCGGAGGTTCAACGGCAGCAAGCGACCCAGTATTCCGACTAGAATATTCAGTCGAGAAAAAGAACGCGAAGATTCCGGTTACTGCGCCTGACTTGTCGCCAGGAACGAAAGATTTCTATTCGTACTTCCGCGACGTAAGACATGCGAAAGCTAGCATCGCTCAGAATGCGGCTCGTCAGCGTCATATCGACCAATCACAGTCGTTTAACATTTACGTATATAACGATGTGAAGGCGTCAGACTTGCTTGATATTCATATGACGGCATGGAAAGAAAAATTAAAAACGACTTACTACGTTCGCTCTACGTCAGAAACAAGCGAAGAAGCTTGCGAAAACTGCTACTCATAATAAACGGAGGTTGATATAAATGGAAAAACGTAAATTAGTAGACGTAAACGCACCGAATAGATCTACGGGGATTGTCAATGGACAGTCCTCGAACATTCTGAATTGGGATGACGTAAGATTCCCGTTCGCGTTCCCTAAATATAAGCGAATGCTAGCGAACTTCTGGGTACCTTTCGAAGTAAATATGGGTCAAGATATTAAACAGTTTCCGCAATTAACAAAGGATGAGCAGGAATCATTCTTAAAGATTATCGGACTGTTAGCATTATTAGATTCTATCCAATCAGACTACGCAATGAAAGCGGCTGACTACATTACCGACTCTTCAATTAACGCTTTAATGATTATCTTAGCGCAACAAGAAGTCGTACATAATCATTCTTATTCGTACGTACTTTCTAGCGTTGTCAATAAAGCGAAACAAGACGAAGTGTTTGATTACTGGCGTACTGAACCGTTACTACTTGAACGAAATGAGTTCGTAACGGACGGCTATAAAGATTTTGCGGAGAATCCAACAGTCGCTAATTTCTTAAAATCTATTGTATACGATGTTATTCTCGAAGGACTATTCTTCTATAGCGGATTCGCCTTCTTCTATAACTTAGCACGAAATCGGAAAATGGTTTCGACGTCAACAATGATAAATTTTATTAATCGTGATGAGGAATTACACGTTGATTTGTTCATCAAGATATTTAAAGCCGTACTAGACGAAAATCCGGAACACAACACGCCAGAATTAGCCGAGTTTGTTCGAGATACTTTCGTTCGTGCTGCCGAGTTAGAAATCGCTTGGGGTAACGATATTGTTGGCGATAAATTCGACGGCGTAAGTAAAGCGGAACTAGACGCGTATATCAAGTTTATGGCAAACAAACGCTGTAAGCAGCTAGGATTCGATAAACCGTTCGAAGGCTATAACGAGAATCCGATGCGTTGGATCATTGCGTACCAGGAGGTCGACTTAGGTAAGACGGACTTCTTCGAGCAGAAATCACGTCAATATACGAAGGCGTCAGATGCTAACGGATTTGACGATTTATAAGAAAGAAAACGGTCCGGCAGAAATGTCGGGCTAAATTTTTTGCATAAAAGTATTTACAAAGTAATTACAATGTAATAATATATTACTCGTAAGGAAAAAAGTTACTAAACAACTAAAATTAAGGGAGATGTTAGAATGGGGATTTCAACATTTTTTACTTCAAAGATTTTTATTGGTGTTATGGGCGGAGCAGCAGTAATCGGCGGATTAGCGTGGACGGGTGGCGACGCAATCAATAACGCTATGCAAACGATGGGAGTATTAGGCGACGAGCATGTAAGCTATGAAGCTAACGAAAATAAATTAGTCGGAATGATTACGTCAGTAACGAAATCAGCTAACGAAAAAATTAAGGCTGCAAACGATATTATCTCCGGTAAGAATGGCGAAATCACTAAATTAAGCGGCGACAACACTGCGCTAAAATCTAACGTTGATCAACTATCGAAAGACATCGCGGCTAACCTAGCGCAATTAGAGGACGTAAAGAATCAACTAAACGCTAAAAACGGCGAACTTGAACAGTCGAAAGGTCAATCGGCGGCGTTGCAAGCGGAACTAGACGATAAAATCAAATCGCTAACAGTGGCGCAAGATAGCATTAAAACGCTTTCGGCTCAAATCGAGCAACTTTCGAATGACAAAAACGCTCTTACGAATCAAAACGCTGAACTAAGCGCAGCAAAAGACGCATTAGCGAAAGAGAATGCGAAATTGAAAGACGATATTAGCTGGGGCGTAAACAAAGCGAAGGAAGTCGATAAGCAAGTGAAGGGCTTAGAAGGCGAAATTACGAAAGCGAACGATCAAGCGGCTGACCTAGACGTTAAAACTAACGAAGTGAAGTCGAACACTGAAGCGGCAAAACCGATGACGCAGGCGGAAGTAGACGCGATTGATACAACGACTACTGACGTAGCGCAATAACTAAATGAAACGAAGCAGCGGCGATTAAAGGCCCCTGCTCGATAAATACTTTTCAACGGCATCTTTTACGAGGCGATCAAATCGATTGTCTTCCGTAAGAGGTGCCGTTTTTGCGTTGCGTATAATTATTTCCTTCGTTACTGAGTCGATGCTGACTTCGGCGTCGTCGCCTGCGGAAAGGCCGAGCTCGTTGAGGAATTCCAGCGGTAAATAGATTGCGTGCGAATTGCCTTGACGTCGGATCTTTTTATTTACCATACGAAACACTCCTTTCGTTAATTTTATTTTACACGATGTAGAAAACTTTCGCTAGACTGCGCGGGCTATATAGTGACCGGCATATTATCGTGTGTAAGGCGGAACATACAATCGAATGGAGGCGAACGCAATGCCATTACCGAAGGATAACTTACTATTCGGATTTGAACCGAAACTAACAAATGAACAACGCGCTTATGTCGATTCTATTTTCGATAATCAACTAACGATAGTCAATGCGAAATCAGGTAGCGGAAAAACTACACTCGCAGTCGCTTGCGCTAAGATTATCGGAAAGCCACTCGTATATATCTTCGCACCAGTTGAGGAGAAGCGAATGGGATTCCGTCCAGGCAACCAACCGGAGAAGGAGAAAGAGTATCTAACTCCGTTGAAGGATGCGTTATTAGAAATCGCAGAGGTTCCCGAAAAGGTAATCTACAACGAAGAGAACGTCGAAGCGCTTAAAGCGGGCCACGTTTGGGTCTATCCGATGTCGCACACGTTCGCTCGCGGTATCAACTTGAAAGATAAAACGGTTGTAATCGCGGAAAGCCAGAACTTTACGAAGGGTGATTTAAAGAAGATTCTAACGCGCATTCACGATAGTTGTACCGTTATTATGGAAGGTCACGTCGGACAATGCGATTTACCTGACGAAAGCAAAAGCGGATTTGCGCCATACATCGATCACTTCGAAGGTGAGGAATATTGCAACGTTGTAAAACTAAGCGTTAACTTCCGAGGTAAACTCGCTCAACATGCGGATAATCTCAACTGGTGAGGAGGACGACAACATGAAATACATCGCAGTCACACTCGCAGGCTTAACCGTAGGCACGACGTTAGGTTTCGTTATGAAGTTCTTGTTTGAGTATACGTTTTGTAAATGACGAAGAGGAGGCGAAAGGAATGGCAAAAATTAAATCGGTAGACCACGTTAAGGGTGACATGTTCACTTTCGAAAGGAAACTCGTACAGGCGATTAACGATATGCAAGCGCAGTTTTTAGAAGTCGAAATTCATTACGGGGTAGGCGATAACTACAGCGCTCTTTTAATCGGGCGATCAAGGAAGCCTTTCGAATGAAACGCACGCTACTCGCAGTCGTTGTCGGAGGCGTAATCGGAAGCACAATCGTTTTCAACGCCAGCCACATCGCACCAGCAGAGCCGCAACCAATCGTACTTCACGAAGAAACTATCGTCAACGCACTAACGGAATCAGCGCAGCTCGTCACGCTAACAGGCAAAGCGGAAAAGACGGAGCGCTATTCAGACGCCAAGTGGTACGGAAAGCAAGAGGCGATGGTTAACGTCCGCGGCACGTTCAAACTTGGCGTCAATACGAAAGACATCGAAATCAGCACCGTAGGCAATGTCGTAAAGGTGACGTTACCGCAGCCGAAGCTAATCGCTTTAGCACTTCCGTATGACAACATGACAATTACGAATGATAGCGGGCTATGGCGAAAGGACGTCGATGAGGTGAGGCTGAAAGCCCTGTACAGCGAAGCCAAGTCGGAAATCAAGGCGGACATAGCTAACGATAAGCGGGCGCAGGATAAGGCGGAGGCGAGCGCGGAGAAGACGGTAGAAGGGATTTTGCTGAAGATTAACGGAGTGGAAGCCGTAAAGTTTGTTCGCTAATAAAATATAAATCGGAGGGATTACGATATGAAAGAAATCGGTGTAGAAGAAGTAAAGTTCGACTGGGGACGTAAAGTACAAGTCGAAATGGAGTTGCGAGAATTAGCCGTATTACAAGTGGTGCTAGGATCGTTTACTACTGCGCAGTTATTCGAAAAGTTAAATCGTTATTTCTGTTCGTTGGATGTCAAGGAAATCGAGACAGAAGACGTAGAAGTATCGGATGCTCTATACGATGAATTAACGAACTTACTCAGAAAATACGGCGTAAAGTTTAAATGAACACCGCAATCGCAATCCGCCGCGGTCTATACACCGCATGGACATCGGTACTAAGCGTAAAGAATCCAACGGACCTAGCTACGGCATGGCTAGCGGGGTTTTGCGTAGCAGTTGACGATTATTATTACGAAGTCACGGAGGCGGAGTAAATGCTAAATATTATCGGAGCGATTGCATTACTAGGCGCATTAGTACCGGTACTTTATGTAGCTATCGAATGTATAAAGTCTAACGAATATATGCTAGCTTTCGGAATGTTTTTAATGGCGTTAGCGTTAGTTGGATTAATCGCTATGAGCTTACTAGGCGGATTCTAAAATCGAAGGAGGAATCGCGATGAAATATGACGCTAGAATCGAAGGCAAAGCGCAGTCAATCGTTCACGAAGTACAACTCGCCGAAAGTATAGAACTAAATGACCGGTCGCGCCATCACGTATTCCATATCGCCAGGGAAATCGCCGCCTATTGGAAAAACGACGAAGATAGGCTCGAAAAGCAAGCGACTATACGGAATTTTAACGAAGTCAGGCAGTGGGTTAAACGCAACCAGCCCGACAATGCACCGTTAATAGAAGCAATCGAAAAATTAATGAGCGGAGGAAGTATACGATGAGTGATCGACTTACGTTGCAAATATTTGGCGCTCTTATCGGCTTAATCATCGGATTACTAATAGCAAATAAACTATTTGGATAAAACGGGGAGGAAACGAAATGAAAGTTAATGTGAAAATTAAACGTTTAAGCGAATCGGCAGTAATCCCGAAATACGCGCATGAGTTTGACGCAGGTGTTGATCTTGTCGCATCGGAAACGGTAATCATTGCGCCAGGTGAAACGAAGATTATTCCGACAGGGTTGGCGATTGCTTTACCACCGAATTATGAAGCGCAAATTAGACCGCGTTCGGGCGTTACAGTTAAAACGAAGTTACGCGTTCAACTAGGGACTATCGATTGTCAGTATCGAGGGCCAATCGGAGTAATCGTCGATAACTTCAATTTTCAGTCGTTAGAAGATTACGAAACGGTTGACAGTGAGTATGTCGTAAAAGGAATCGACGGTAAATACGACTACTGTACGCCAGACGTTAACGAGGCGGGCGCTTATATCATTCGTAAGGGAAGTCGCATCGCACAAGCGGTAATCAACCAAGTAGAGCAGGCGCAATTCAGTATCGTTGAAGAATTAGACGAGACGCAGCGTGGTGCTGGCGGTTTTGGTTCAAGCGGGGTGACGTCTTAATGGGTGGAACTCCTCTAACGAGATATATAGGAGAGAAAATCGGCTATCTAACAGTCGTAGATGTTTACCGGAAACAAGTTAACGGGCGAGGAAGGACAATGTTTAAAGTTAAATGCGACTGCGGGACGGAGAAAGAGATTATGTCGCATAACATGGTTCAAGGCTGTACAAAAAGTTGCGGTTGTAAGTCTAACGAGATGAAAACGCACTTTAAGCATGGGTTGTGGAAAACGCGTATTTATCAAACATACGCAGACATGAAGCAACGTTGTTTAAATCCGAATAACCCAAGATATCACCGTTATGGAGGTAGAGGGATAACAATCTGTGACGAATGGCTTGAAGATATAACTACCTTCTACGATTGGGCGATGGCTAACGGTTATCAAGACGATTTAACTATCGAAAGAATTGATAACGACGGTAACTATTGTCCAGAGAATTGTAAGTGGGCGACTATGGAAGAACAGCTTAAAAATAGATCATTCAGGAGGTCGAGTTAATGAAAGTAATACTAATCGGACACACTCAATTATCACGTAAATTCCGTGAGATATTGAAAGAGGAATTCGGAGAAGAGGTATTCACAGATGGTCAAGCGATTGCACTTACAGCGATCAGGACTTGTTACTCTCCGAATAAACCTAGCGAAATCATTCCAAAAGAAGGCGCCAAGTATTTCGGAAGTAAAGCGACTGATGGTCAAGGCGGAACAGAAGCCGACAGACTTATTCGTATGATATTCGCTAGTAAACATACGTCAACACTCGAAGGAATTACGTTCAACTTTGCAGTCGAAGGAGTAAGTCGTGCGTTACTAGCGCAGCTTACTAGACACCGCGCAGGTTTCTCGTTTAGCGTTCAGTCACAGCGTTACGTTAAGTTCGGTAGTGGCGATCGTAGTGAAGGGTTCGACTATGTTGTGCCGGATTCTATAGTTAACGGAGATACGTATAGAGTTCGAGAATGTATCAACGGAGAAGTTGACGAGTTTAAGTCGAAAGAAATATTCGATGAAGTAGTCGAGTATTTACAGAGAGCTTACGACGATTTACGGGATGTGGGAATTCCAGCTGAAGATGCTAGAGCTATTCTACCAAACGCAGCTGCAACGAATTTAGTCATGACGGTGAATTTACGAGCATTATTAGACTTCTACGCGAAGAGAAAGGTCGGACGTGGGGCGCAATCAGAAATAACGCAACTAGCTGAGAGACTACGAGAAGAAGTTGTTGCTGTTGAACCGTGGGTAAATCAATTTTTCGAGGAGGCGTAAATATATGAAAATTCGAATCGTAAAAGCGAAAAGTGAAGCGTACTGGTACGCAGATAAAATCGGAGAAGTATTCAACGTAGTGGATGATATCTCACAATCGTATAGAGTACGTATAGAAGGCGGTTACAGGTTCGTTTCTAAAGCGGATGTGGAAGAAGTCATCGAACACAACTCGCAACTATACCGCAAAGTTGACCGCCCAGTACGAGAAGGCGATACGGTGCTGATTACGAAAATTAACGGAGAAAGATACGGTAACGAAATACGAAAAGTCGCTGAAGTAGATATCCGGTATAACGTATTTACACTAGGCGAAGAAGTAGACGGGTATGAACACGTAGAATTATACGAATCTGATGACGATAAGTACTTCGTCCTTGAATTAATCGAACAACCGGTCCAACCGACTACGTTTACGTCCGCACCAACTTACGCAGAAGTCAGCGAGCTATTATACGAAGCGACGGCTGATTTTAACGAAGGAGTCGACGAACTTACAGAAAAGTACGATGACACATTGCGCAATCTATCTGACGACGTAATCACACACAACGGAAAGCAATACCGCAAGGTCAAGCGCAAGGCTGCCGTCGGTGAATTGGTTGTGGTGACTAACGAAAAAGAAATCGGTGATAGATACGGGAAGGTATACGAGGTCGTGAAAACATACGTTGCAGGCGTTTTGTGCGAAAATTTCACATTATTCCATCACGAATATGAAACGTTAGAATTCGTTGAACAATCGGGACAGACAGAGTTAGACTTAATCGCAAATCTTGCGCAGGAGGTTGCGGAGTTAAAGAAGCGGTTAGCAGGCGTTGAGGATTGCACCGAATTACTAGGTAAAGGTATTTCTACGCTAAGGGAAGTTATTACTGACAACGAAACCGACATCGCCGACTTAGAAGATCGCGTAGATGAGAACGAAAAGGATGTCGAGGAGGTCATCGAATTAGCAGTCTATAGTCAAACCGAAATATTAGAATTAGACGCTAACGTCGATGAAATAATCGCACGCATAAACGATGTTAGTGAGGCGGTTGTTCCAGTCGGAGCTATTGAAAAGGTAATCGCCGAGTTAAGAGAGCTCGAAGGTCATGCGGAAAAGCTTTGCGGTCATTACGAAGATAACGGAATTAAAGAACTGGCGCAGTTTCATGACGGTAAATCACATGCGTTTCTTGATGCGCAGAAACTATTAAAGGGGGCGTTGCGGAATGGCTGAAACAACGAAAATAGTACTTTGCGGTAAACTGCGGTCGGGCAAGTCGCTCGCAGCCGCCTACCTAACGTTATTCTATGGCGCACAACCTTACGCATTTGCAGACGAAATGAAAGACTCGTTTCACCGCGCTTTCCCACACATCATGCGCAATCCTAAACCGCGCGCCTTCTACGTCAAGTTTGGCGAATGGGCGTGCGAAGTGTTCGGCGACAACGTATGGGTCAATAAAGTTCTCCGAAAGATTGAGGCGGCCAACCACAGCGTCGTACTTATTAGCGATATGAGAAAGGCGCCAGAATATGCGAAGATGCAGGCGGAAGGCTATACGATCATTAAAATTACAGCCGACGACGAAATACGAATCCAGCGCGCGAAAGAGGCTGGCGATGATTTCACTGAAGCAGATTTGACCGACCGGACCGAGACGTTCATTGACAATATAGCGCCGCATTATACGGTTGCTAATAATAGTGACACCGATTCTTTCTACGATAGTCTTGACGCTATTATGGCGGAACTAGGCGTAGAGAAAGCGGTGCGAGGGGAATAGCGTTTTCTAATTGAATATTGATTAACTAGCGACTGTTCTCGATTGAGGCGGTCGCTTTTATTTTGCGGAGGTGGATGATATAGGGAGCGTAAAAGTAGATTTATCAACGAAAGAAAGGTCGCTAGAAGAGTCGTATCCGGCGCTAAACACGGCGGCAGGCATCAAGCGGCTGCTGGCGGAACGTGGCGCACTAGAACTACGCCAATACGCAGGCGATTACGACGCAGTATTAATGCTTATCGACTTAAAAACGGCAATCACGGCGGCAAAGCTAACCGACCGGCAATCGGAAGCCATCCGTCTAGTATATACGCAAGACCTAACGCAAGAGGATGCGGCGCGACAGGCAGGCGTCGCCAGAACAACGTTAGTAGGGCATATCGACGTGGCAGTCGAGAAGATAGCGGCAGTTTACGAATATTGGGGATGGCATGGCGAAGGGTATTCGCTGGACGCGTTAAATAACGAAACGGAGGCGGAGTAATGGTACGTATACCTAAACATGGCGATTTTCAGCCGAGATTTGTACTATTTATGCAGGATATGTCGTTGTCACCTGGCGATAGTTTCGAGCCACATGAATATATTCGCTGGATAGATCGTCATTCTGCAGCGTTTAAAAAGTCAATCGGTAAGCATTATCTCGACATTCTTTCGCCGAGTGAGCACGGAGAATTTACGGAATACCTATCTAACAAAATTAATGAGGAGGAAACGAAATGACTAAAAACACGGCAGGGACGACTAATTTTAACTTCACATTCAGCGCAAACCACAAGGCGGAACTAATCGCGTATGTAGAACGAATCATCGAAACGACTAAGGCGCAGGTACAGGCGAAGAGGGATTTCGTAAAGGAACTGGCGCAAGCAGGCGAAGGACACGAAGAGTTTGACGCTAATCTAGCCGATTCTAAATTCGCCGACACTCTCGCTAATCGTGACCTACGTATGCAAATCGTAGAGGATCTGACGGAGTGTTACCGCGAAGCAGCGGGCGACTGGCCTCACGGAAAGACACTCGAAAAGTTAACTGACGCCATTCTTAGCGAAGAGTTAACCGACATGCATCCGGATAAAATTACTCGCACGGAATATCCGTTTATGAGCGACTGGCAGCTCGACGCTAGACACGAAAATGAATACGCGGACACGCTCGGCGAGGCACACGGGACGGACGGACGCAAACACAGTAAGCCGACGCGGCGCGTGCGGACAGGGC